TGAAGACTGGGTGTTGATTGATGAGTTCGAAGTTGACTACGATAGTGACGATGAACATACTGCGGAGGTTGAATCGTTGAATGCAGTTAACCTTGTGTCTACTGGTAGTGCGCGACCGAATGCGAAGAGTACTCAAGATAAGAAGATAGATGGCCGTATGTTCTATACTCGATACGTCTACGATGGCCAAGTTCATCCGAACACACGCGAGTTCTGCCGCGAAATGCTCAAAGCAAAAAAGCTATATAGGAAAGAAGATATCGAGATGATGGGCAAGAAGGTCGTGAATGCTGGATGGGGGCCTTATGGCGCAGATACCTACTCGATTTGGTTGTGGGTCGGCGGTGGAAATTGCAGGCATCGATGGCTCAAGAGAACGTATGCTTCGGCGAAAGGGTTCGGACTTGACTTGACGAACACGGACATCAAGACTGCATCAAGTCAAATAATTATTAAGAGTGGATATAAGGTTCGGAATCACCCGAACATCGGCAAGATGCCTCAAGATATGAAGTATAGAGGATTCCTTCCTGATAATCCAGTATGGGGTCGTAATGGTTCGGCATATAAAAAATCGGAATAATGGCAGAAGTACTTTTCATCAATGACGTGTATATCAAAAAATACACTCAAATCAACGGAGCGGTTGACCCTAACTTGCTCTATCCATCCATCTACTTGGCGCAGGATAAGTATTTACACGCATATCTCGGAACGAATCTCTACGAGACTCTCAAGGATATGATAGCCAATGACACGCTCGCAGGAAACTATCAAGTACTCGTTGACGATTACTGCCGAAGAATGTTGATGTGGTGGGTCGTGGTAGAGGCGATGCCATCGTTAATGTACAAGATAGATAACGGCTCACTCGTTCAACGGACGAGCGAAGATGTTCAAACTATCAGCGACTCCGTATTCAAGGATATGATGAATCGCGCGAAAGAGAATGCCGAGTACTATACTGGTATCTTGAACGACTACTTGTGCGCGAACTCATCTCTATTCCCCGAGTACAACGACAACGTGTGGCCGCAACGATGCCCAGTGAGCATCAAGAAGCCATCGAGCAACTACATCTTCTCGGATGGGAACACGGCCATATCACGCAAGACAAACGACCGCATACGCTATAATCAAATCCCTCTATGAGCAATAAGCCACAACCACCAAAACCCAAGCAACAACAAGTCTATCTTGAGAAGTTGCGTCAGTACGAACTTGAACAACTACGTAAAGTCAGAAAGAAATGAGCGAATTTTGGCACGAAACACTCGGTGTGTTCGGTAAATTCTCCACGTGGATAGTATCAATCTCCGTGGGTATCACGGCGAAGATTTCATATGAGGTCTATGTCAAGCGAACACTCACGATGTTACAATGGTTCGCCATCATTGGTATGTCGCTGATAAGCGGTTATATGATGAGCATCTATTGTCATTCAAATGGATGGATTACTCAAGGTCAGTATCTCGTTCCTATCGCGACACTGATGGGTGAGAAGATATTCATCTACTTAATCGAGAACTACAAGAGCATCATTGCAAAATTCTTAAACTTAAAAAAATGAGCGACAAGAAACCATTCAGCGAAACGAAGTTCGGGAAGTTCTTGAACGACAAGGTCAAGCCAGTGGCAGGCGATATTCTTGAGGTCGTTGGCGGCCTCACTGGTGTGGATGCCATCGAGCGAGTAGGCGAGTTCTTGAACGATAAGAAGGATGAGTCAAAGCAAATGAATGACCTCAATATCGAGTTCGAGAAGTACAAGTTAGATATGCAACTTGAGATGTATCGCATCGATATGCAGAATGACCTTGACGGATACAAGGCTGAAGTCGATGACCGAGTCTCTGCGAGGATTCGAGAGGCAGAGTGGACGAAGGCAATGGGCAAGCGTGACTGGATTATGGGCGCAGTAATTATCACTGGACTTCTCTTGTTGGTTGGTAGCATCGCGACTATTGTGTTCGTGCAAATTCCTGCCGATAATCAACGGCTCGCGGATATGTGTTTCGGTGCGGTTATGAGCATCGGCGCATCGATATTCTCCTACTATGTAGGGTCATCAAGGTCATCGAAAATCAAAGACGAACATCTAAAGGAACTCTATGCCCAGTCGCAAAATTGAGGACTGCGTTCAGCCATTGCAGGATGCGTGGCGTGTCGCATCGGTGGAATATGCGAAGACCTATCCATCGGCATCACAAGTATTCTTGACTTGTACCTATCGCTCGAATCTTGAGCAGGCCGAACTCTATGCGAAGGGTCGCACAAAACCTGGGCCGAAGGTCACGAATCTTCCCAAGAATGGTAAACATAACTGCTACCCTGCGAAGGCTTTTGACGTGGCATTCAAGAAGACTGATGGCTCACTCGATTGGTCGCGTGAGAACTTCATTCGTTTCGCCGCGATCGTGAAGAAGACCTCACCACTCATCCAGTGGGGAGGAGACTGGACATCGTTCAAAGACTTACCACATTTCCAAATTGCATAGCGGCGCATATGTGAAATACTACGAGTATTTCTTGAATGAGAAATTCAAGAAGGCTCATATACGCCAATGGTACGAGGAGAATGATGTGATAGAAGGGTCGTTCCCGAACTTCTATAACAAGTACATCAAGTGGCGAAAACGAATGCGGATGAGGTTAATCAAGGAACAAATATGCACAACGATGAACACGACCAAAGCAAAGAAGATTAAGAAGGAATTGAGTCCTCTTATCAAGCGAGATGCTGATATGAATCTACCCATCAGCCGTGCATCCAAACCTATTGACTATATACTACCTATAACCGATGACAACATCCTTTTTCTCACCGACATTCACGTACCCTTTCACGACATCGATGCACTCAAGGCGGCCATCCAGTTCGGACTTGACAAAGGTGTCAACACTATATGGCTCAACGGCGATATCGTTGATATGTACGCCATCAGCAAATACGACAAAGACCCAAGAAAAAGAGATTTCGGAGACGAAATAATGAGTGTTCGAATGTTCCTCGAATCACTGCGGAACATCTTTCCCAAGGCTAACATCTACTACAAGGAGGGTAATCACGAACAACGATGGGTCAAGTACATCTTGAAGAATTTACCCGACTTACTTGCACTCGGCGAGTTCGACCTCGCATCGATACTCAAGTTGAATGACTATCGTGTTCACTTCGTGGCCAACGAACGACTGGCGTATGCAGGTGACCTCCTAATGATTCACGGCAACGAGATTCGATTGAGCGGTAACATAGCAGAGAAGTTGTATCGAAAGACGTATTCGAAGGCTATCTGCGGCCATCACCATCAAACGTGGAATTTCAGTGAGCCTAACATCAAGCGAGAGTTCATTCACACGTATGCGGTAGGTTGCCTATCGGAGTTATTCCCTGAATATATGATATACAACCGACACAACCACGGATTCGCGCACATCACTATCAGTAATGGAGTAGCAAACGTCAATAACATACGCTATGAAGGTTAAGTATCCGAAGGTCATCGAACGCAAACTCGCTCGTGAGCAGGCGAGAGGTATGTACTGCGACAACGTCATCGAGATTGACCCACGACTTAAGTCGCGTGAGTACTTAATCGTCCTCATTCACGAATATCTTCATCACATCTACCCACATATGGAAGAAGAAGAGGTTGACTTGAGTGGTGAGTTGATAGGTGGATTCTTGTGGAAGATGGGGTATCGAAAAACAAGCCTATAGAATGAAGGCATCAAGCCAGTACGAGTAAAGGTCTGTCATATATTCAGGCGTGAACTCGCTTGAATCTTGGCACTCCATAAATATAATGAACTGATTCGCGATATTGCTATGCACTCTTTTGACTATCGTGACGTAATTATCTGCCTTGACCTCATCAAGGTCGCAGAGCATCCACTCTTCAGTTCGGAAGTTATAGTCGAGTCGCTTCATACATCAAAAGTAAGGCAGTGAGACCTCCGATAGTGGTGGCGAAAAAGTCACCGAAGGAGAAGTCACTGGAGTCGGAATAGGTATCGATGAACTCCTTGAAGAATGCCACGCTCATCACGATAAACATCGAAGGGAAAGGGTCGCAAATCAACGCAGATAGTGCGTATATGATTACTCCATAGATGAAGTGATTCGCTTTGTCTTGATGTAATTGAGGCAAGTTCATAGTTCTAAATAATAGAACGGAGTAATGGCCTTTTTTACCTGCCACGAATCGACCATTCGATACTCAACTCGATAGTAGTTGGCTCGATATCCGTCTATCGGCTCGATGAACACGTAGTGTGTGACCTTGTTTTTCTTGCGGTGAGCCTTGCAGTTGACTCTTAATTCTCTACTGGAGACGTGTTTAACGTCTATGTAGTAGCCTCCTTCCACGTGAAAATCGAACTCATCCACTCCGCGGTCAAGTAGTGTGGTCGTATGCTTGACTCCTTGACAATTTAAGTAGTCCGCGAATATCAATTCAGCCAGTGCGCCATTCACATCAATGGTATGATTCAATCGACCTCTATCGTATTCGGGATTCTTGGCTCGAATCCTATCACAAAAGGCCGTCCGCATATTACCTATGCGTTCGGCCATTTGATGTAGGTAGGCAGGGTAGGCGATGACATCTCGCTTTATTTCGGCAGGAGGTCGGCGCATATGTATAGCAAGTAATGGTAGTTGATTTCGATGTTCTCATTCGCCAGTATGCGTAGCATCTTTCGAATTCGGAGACCGATAATGAAGTGGTCGATGCCGCATAGCCAAATGATTGCGATGAATGCGAAGAACCAAGCGGCAGGAATCCATAGATTAATTCCACCGAGAGCGAGGATGAGGACCATTATCAGCGT